TCAAAGCCCCTGCCCGGGTCCCAGGAGCCGCGGAAGTGGCGGAAGCGCCCAAACCTGCCCCGCCGACGGCCCCTGTTGCCGCCCCGCCCGCCGACCTGACACTTAGCCCGTCCGCGCCGCGCGCCGCTCCTGGGGCTCCTCCGGCGGCCGTAGCGCCCCCGGCAGCCCCCCTGGAAGTGGCCCCGGCGCCTCCACGTGGAACCCCCCACACCGCGCTCGAGGGCCCAGAGGTCAAGAGCCCCCCGCCGCCCAGCCCGAAAGCGAGAGCCCAAGCCTATGCACGCGATCGCCTTGGTGTTGCTTGGGATGATCTGGCGGAGCGCACCCAGCGTAAACTGGAGCTCGTGGCCAAGGACGCGGCGAGCCTGGACCGCCTTAACCCGGAGGCGGTCAAGCGCCAGGCCAAGCTCGAGGGCCTGCGCGTCCCCATCAAGACCACCGCGGGTCGTCTTACGCGAGATGACGCGCAGCTCATCAAGGAGGAGGGAGCTGCAGGTACCTCATCCGGCCGACCCATCCGTGAAATTGACATTGCAGCAAACCGAGACCTGCGACGAAACGTGGAGGTGCTGGTCGATCGACTGCGGGGAGTCGGACAGTCCCGGGCCGGAGCGGTACGAGGAGAGAAGCTAGGCGAGGGCATCGTCGGCAAGGACCCGGAGGCCCCCGGCGTACTGACCAAGCGCCAGCAGCAGGGGCAGAAGGCGGTGAACGCGGCGTATGAGACCGCCCGCAAGACCGAGCCCAACGCCAAGGTGAGCCCTGACGCCCTGTACGAGTTCGTGCGCGGCAACCCGGAAGTACTCAACCCGCAGATCCAGCACCTCTCCTGGTTGAACGGCTGGCTGAAGCAGGCGGGCATCGAGAAGGTGGCCGAGGCGACGGAGGAGGGCGCGGCGCCGGCGGCCGAGCGGCGGCCGATTCGTCTCGCCGAGCTCGATGACCTGCGCAAGAAGGCGGTGGCGCTCGCCAAGGCCGGCGGCACCGACGGGCACTACGCCGGCGAGGTGCTCAAAGCCATCGATAAAACCTTTGAGGAGGTTCCCGACGCGGCGAAGGCCTGGAAGCAGGCCCGCAAGCTCCACGGCGAGCAGCAGGCGGAGTTCACCAACCAGCAGGCGATCCAGCGGCTGGTCGGCACCAAGGGCGGCCCCTACGGCAAGGATCCGAAGACGGCGCTCGAGGACGTGTGGAAGGTGTCGATCAAGAACGCGCGCCTGGAAGAAGTGCGGCAGCTGAAGCGATCGCTGCTGTCGGGCAAGGACGCCGAGACCCGCCTGCAGGGCAAGACGGCGCTGCGCAGCCTCCGGGCCGCCACCGCCCAGAACCTGCTCGATGAGATCCAAAAGGGCGTCTCCACCAACGAGGCGGGCGAGGTGCACATCACGGCGGATGGCATCAACCGCTGGATCCGCAGCATGGGCCAGGACGGCACGGTCGAGGGCGGGGTGGAGAAGCTGCAGGCGGTGTTCGGCCGCAAGGCGACCCGCGAGCTCATGGACATCCGCGAGGCGGCGCAGATCACCAAGACCGCGCCCACCACCCGCGTGTCGGGCTCGAACACCTTCCAGAACATCCTCAACTGGATCGACGATACGGGCTTGGGCGACACCGTGAAGGGGCTGCTCGGCACCCCGGTGAACCTGGCGGAGAAGGCGTGGAAGCTGGGCGAGAGCGGCCGGGTGGCGCGCGCCGCGGGGAAGGACGCGACCAGCGCCGGCGAGAAGGCGGGCGGCAAGGTGCAGATGCGCGAGATCGAGCGCGAGCAGGCCGGCCGGCGGCCGCCGCCCCCCACCTATGGCGACCGGGAGTGAAGGTGCTGCTGCTCGAGATGGAGGACGCCGGGTGCGGGCTGCCGTTTGCGCTCGCCTGCCTCAAAGCCGGCCACCAGGTGCGCTACTACCTACGGAAGGAGAACAACCAGGCCATCGGCGAGGGCTTCAAGGGCCTGGTGAAGGTAAGCAACTGGGTGCCGAGTGCCACCTCCTGGGCCGATCTCGTGGTGTCGACCGGCAACGATGAATTCCTGCCGAAGTTGGACGCGATCCGCAAGTCCGGGGTGGCGGTGTTCGGTCCCACCGTCCGCTCGGCCGCCCTTGAGATCAAGCGCGAGCTCGGCATGAAGCTCCTCGAAAAGTGCGGCGTGGCGGTGCCGGCGTACAAAACGTTCCAGAGCCTGGCGGACGCTGAAGCACACGTGCGGGGCAAACCCGAGCGCTACGTGTTCAAGACCCTGGGCTCGGAGGAGGACAAGAGCCTGAGCTACGTCGGGAAGTCCGCGGCGGACATGGTCGCGCGCCTGCAGCGCTGGCAGAAACTCAAGCTCAATCCCAAGGGGCCGGTGATGCTGCAGGAGTTCCGCCCCGGCATCGAGATCGGCGTCAGCCGGTGGATGGGCAAGGACGGGTTCATAGGGCCGTATAACGAGAATTTCGAGCACAAGAAGCTCCTCTCCGGCAATTGTGGCCCTAATTGCGGCGAGGCGGGCACGATCATGAAGTACCTGGACACGAGCGAGCTCGGCCGCCAGGTGTTAGACCCGCTCGAGGACGAGCTCGTCAAGCTCGGGCACTTGGGCGACATCGACGTGAACTGCATCGTCGATGAGAAGGACGGCACCCCCTACGCGCTCGAGTTCACCTGCCGCTGGGGCCACCCGGCCAGCACCATCATGTGGGCCACCCACAAGGGGGACCCGGCGCAGTGGATGCAGGACGCCTGCGAGGGCGAGGACACGATCGAGGTGGACTACTCCGTGGCGTGCGGCGTGGTTTTAGCCCAGCCCGACTACCCCTACTCGGAGCGGGGAAAAACCGAGGTTTCTGACATTCCGATCTACGGGCCGTCCCAGGGCAACAAGAAATTCGTCCACCCGCAGAGCGTCAAGATGGCCACCCTGCCGGCGATGAAGGGCGAGGAGGTGACGACCAAGCGGATGTGGGCGACCTGCGGGGACTACGTCGCGGTGGTGACGGGCACCGGCAAGAGCGTGCGCCAGGCCTGCGAGCGGGCGTACAAGGTGATCAAGGAGATCGAGATCCCGGACATGATGTACCGGGACGACATCGGCGAGAAGCTCGAGGAGGAGCTGCCGAAGCTCCATGCGTTCGGCTTTGCGAAGGAATTCAAATATGGCTAACCCCACCGTGTTCTACATCAGCCCCGCGGGCGTCCTGCTGCAGCAGCTCTCCAACCTCGGCATCCCGCTCGCCGGCGGCCTGCTGTACATCTACGTGGCCGGCAGCGTGAACACCCTGCAGGCGACCTACACCGACTCGACCGGCACCACCCAGAACGCGAACCCCATGGTGCTGAACAGCGCCGGGCGCCTGGCCGCGAGCAACGCGCCCGCCTCCATCTGGGTCCCGGGCAACACCCCGCACAAGATGGTGCTCACCGACGCCACGGGCAACCTGCTCGCCGGCGGGGTGTGCATGGACAACCTGTACGGCATCAACGATCCGATCGGGATCCTGCTGAGCCTCGACAACCCGGCCTCGGGCTTCGGGGCGGATCTGGTCGCCAACGCAGTGCGCAGCTACGACGTGATCGCCTCGGTGCGCGCCGCGGCGGTCCCAAGCCTCACCGGAGCCCAGACCCTGGTGATCGACGTCGAGGGCGGCGTGCTGGTGAACGACGGCAATGGCGGCATTTTCTACTGGTCCGCCACCTCGACCGCCACGGACGACGGTGCCAACGCCATCAAGCCGAACGCCATTCTGACCGCGAACCCCGGCCGCTACCTGCGCCAGGCCAACCTGTTCGGCTCGAGCGGCACCTTCCTGCTCAACATCACCGGCGCCGTCACCGCGCCCACCATGAACATCACCTGGGTCAAGAACGGCACGCTGGTGACCATCAACATGCAGGGCACCGCGCCGCTGACCTCGAACAGCACCGCGTTCGGGGCGAACGGCTTCCTGCCCGCGCTGCAAGGCCCGACCGCGAGCGCGGTGTCGCCGCTCTTCGCCGCGAGCGACAACAGCGCCAACGGGGTGGCCGCGAACGTACAGATCCCGGCCGCCGGCGGCGGCGGGGCGATCATCTTCACCATCAACAACGCGAGCAACCTGTGGACCTCTTCCGGCACCAAGAGCCTGTCCGCCGGTGCCTTCACCTACGTGCTGCACTAGAGGCCCCCCATGCGCAATTACATCGACTTGGTCTCGGACGTGCAGGGCAACGCGCTCTTCGGGGCGAGCGTCGCGGTGACGAACTTCGTCGGCGGCGGGGTGGCGCAGATCTTCTCCGACAACGGCCTGACCCCCATCACCGGGGCGGTGGTAACCACCGACATCACCGGGCAGTTCAACTTCTTCGCCGCCGACGGCGACTACACCCTGACGATTTCGGTCAGCGGCTCGGTGTACAAGATCCAGACCCCGGTGGTGCTGTTCGACGGCGCCGCCCAGGTGACTCAAGCTGACGCCGGCAGCGGCGCGAACGTGTACGCCTCGAGCTCGCCGGTGCTCGAGAAGGTGCTGCGCACCGGCCTGCGCTCGTGGATCAACGCCGCGCACACCAACACAGGGGCCAGCACCTACAGCTACAACGGCCTCACCGCGAAGGCCATCGTCGCGAGCGACGGCAGCGCGCTCACCGCGGGCGTGCTGGTGTCGGGCGGGATCTTCGGCATGGAGTACAACGGCACGGCGTGGCAGCTGATCGCCGTGTTCCTGTCGGCCTCCGCCATCGGCAGCCAGCTCTACCCGCCGAACCAGGCGGAGCTGACCGCCATCGCGGCCGCCGGCGGTGCGCTCTCGATCGTGAGCCAGTTCTACAATTACAACGACTTCCGCCGCTACGGGATCATCCCGAACAACCCCGCGGTCGCGGCCGCGAACACCACGATCCTGAAGGCCCTGTGGAACCCGAACTACGCCGGGCCCGTGGGCGTCTTTCAGCTGCCCATCATCACCGGCCTCGACACCTGGTACTTCAGCGGCAACATCGGCGTGCGCGACGGGGTGTACCTCGACGGCAACGGGCAGACCATGTCCTGGGCCTTCGCCGCGGCGCTGGCCGACAACAACAACGGGCTGCTGACGGCGCTGCGCAATTGCCGGTTCGAGAACGTCAACATCACCTGGAACCTGACCAACGCGAGCGCGACCTCCAACTGGGGGAACGGCTTCATGTTCGGCGGCCGCCAGGGCACTCCGACCCTGCAGCCGCAGCCGATCTACGACTCGCTGCTCGCGAGCCCGATGGGCAACATCATCGTGCGCAACGTGAAGATGAACGGCACTGCCTCGGCGGCGCAGAGCCGGGCCTTTTTCATGTTGGGCGGCCTGGTCAACATGACCTTCGACAACATCACCATCGAGGGCAACGCCGCGCTCCTGGACGGCCACTACTACGAGTTCGGCTTCGCCACCAACCCGACCGACGTGAACGCCGCCCAGTCGAGCTACATGCAGAACGCTCGCTACACCAACTGGAATGTGGACAACTGCGTCAACAGCGCTCTCTCCGGCAACGGCGCGTGCGATGTGATGGTCGACGGGCTGATCTCGACCAACTCGAACTTCCCCGTGGCCTGGGGCTTAGGCGAAGCGGCCTTCATGAAGCCGTGGAACCCGAACAACCTCGCGGGCGCCAAGCACCTGATCCACCTCAAGAACTGCGTGCTGTCGCCGCTCATCGCCGGCGGCACGGCGATCACGCTCACGGGCACCAGCGGCACGCTCGCCGCGACCGCGACCTTCCGGCCGCAGTGGCTGGCGCTGCACACCTACAACAACAATGGGGAGATCGTCTTCAACGGCGGCAACCTCTACCAGCTGCTGTCCGGCCAGGGCAGCGCCTCCGGTAACACCGGCGGCCCGACGGGCACGGCGCTCTCCGGGATCACGGACGGGGCCCTGACCTGGGGCTATGTGAACAAGCAGGCCTCCACCGACCTGCTCGACTCGATCATCGACAACTGCACCGTGCTCGGCAATTCCGGCGGCTACGGGGTGCGCCTGATCGGCATGACCCAGGTGCGCGTGACCGGGTGCTACTTCACCGGGTGCCAGCGCGGCCTGGACTCGGACGCCGACTCGACCCGCATCACGGTCGAGGGCTGCGTGATCCGCGACTCGACCAACGTCGGGATCGCGTTCGCCGGCCAGGGGGCGACCGGGGTGTACCCCTCGGGGCGCGCCTCGCAGCTGGTGATCAAGAACAACTGGATCGCCGGCTCCACCGGCGCGGCGATCAGCATGACGGCCTGCCTCGGCAGCGTGGTGGAGGGTAACCGCTTCGGCTACGAGACCATCCACGACGATGTGGCGGAGGCCTCGCAGCTGTTCGCCATCTCGATCGACGCCAACACCTTCAACTGCCACGTGCGCAACAACTACATCGCCGGCGTCGCGAGCGGGAACACCTTCGCCGCGGCCTCGGGCGGCACCACGCGCAACAACCGGCTGGAGAACAACACCTACAACAACGCGGCGCTGCAGACCGCCCAGGGCTCCTGGATCACCGACTGGGTGCAGGCCGGCGCGGCGACCGCCATCGCGAGCAACGGCGCGATCGCCATCACCAACCTGAAAGTGATACGCCTGTCACCCGCCGCGGCGGTGACCGGCATTACCATGCCCACCGGCACGGCCCTCGCGATCGAGCCGCCGCAGGAGGTCATTGTCATCAACGAGGCGATCGCCGCCAACAGCATCAGCATGGCGGTGGCGGGCACCTCAAACGTGGCGAACGGCGTGGCGTGCGTCATTCCGGGCGTGACCGCGCGGCGCTTCGTCTGGGACAAGGCGACGTCCCTCTGGTACCAGCAAACGTAAGGAGATCGATATGCACAGCATCTACATCGCGGGGATCAGTCTTCTGGTGGGCGTGGCCCTCGGCTGGTTCGCCAAGGGCAAGTTCGGCACCGGCGTCGCGGCGATCGAGGCCGACGCCAAGAAGCTCTGACGATGGACCCCGCGGTCGCGGCCGCGCTGCGCCAGGAGCTGCGCGGCGACGAGGGAGAGGTGCTGCGGGTCTATGACGACAAGACCGGCCGGCCGGTGGGAGCCGGCAGCACCCTACAGGGAAACCCTACCGTCGGCGTGGGCCGCAACTTGGCCGCCCGCGGCATCACCCAGGTGGAGGCCGAGGTCCTGCTCGGCAACGACCTCGCACAGTGTGAGGCGGATCTCAAAATTCTACCCTGGGTCCCAGGCCTGACCCCCGGCCGGCAGACGGTGATCTATTCCCTGTACTTCAACGTCGGCCTCGGCAACCCTGCGCGCTATTTGGCGAAGTGGCCGAACTTCTTGAAGCAGATGGAGCAGGGCCAGTGGGAGACCGCGGCGCAGAACCTCGAGACGAGTCAACCGTGGGCGACGGAGGTCGGCCCGCGTGCGCACCGCCTGGCCGACCTGGTCCGCTACGGCTGATCCTGTGGCGCAATCGCACGAAGATCATCGGCTACGTGGGCGTGGTCGCGGGCTCGGTGCAAGTCGGCGTAGCCGGGGGCGCGCACTGGCCGACGATCGCGCTTGGCGCGACGGTTGCGGCGATCGGGCACTACAACGATCGCAACCCCTCATGAAGCGCAACGAGTACACCGACACGGTGCGGGACCTGCACGCCCTCATCCGGCGCGAGGCGGCGGACGACAAACGCGCGAGCCTCACCGCGAATGTCGATAAGATGGCCGCGCAGCTCGAGCGCCAGCGCGACCAGCTGACCGATCTGCGGGTGCTCTCCGAGCGGGTGGACGGCCTGGTCTGGTTGGTGCGCGGGGTGGTGGTGGCGACCGCGGTGGAGATCGCGGCCGGCATTGTGATCGGGCTCCTGGTGAAGCACCCATGACCGAAGAGACTCAAAAACCGATCGGCAAGACCACCGAGACGCGCATCGTCGAGGCGATCCAGGCCGAAGGGGAGAAGACCCGCAAGGTGGTGCTCGACCAGAACGTCGCCACCCGGGCGCACATCGCCTCCGAGATCGGCGGCATCGCCAAGCAGTGGGAACTGCTGAAGACCAGCGTGCGCTCCCTGCGAGACGCGATGTGGAAGTT